ATAAAACTCACCTTTTATTAAAAAATAAATTAAAAACGGAGGATAACAAGTGACAAAACTATATGAAATTGCTTCAAATATTGCACAATTAGAAGAATTATTAGACCAAATGGATGAAAATGAGTCTAGCTAATTGCAAATTAAGTAAATGATACATAACGTTGTTATTTAATTTTAAGGAGGTGATCTAATGACAATTACAACAATTGATGAGAAAATGTTCGATGCTGATGATCAAAGCAGAGGAGAAGACTTCAAGACTGTTACTATCGAAGATTTGCTGGAAATGTATAAATAAAAATAAATTACAAAAAGGAGAATAACGGTTGGCTAAATATGTTGCTCTAAAGTCGATGGTAGGTGAAGTCAAGGAAGCAACTAAGAGTGGAATTCTTAATATGTTTGACCATGAAGTTCATTATAATAAGGGTGACATAATATTCGAGCATCTGAATGGTTATAAGCAACTGATTCCTAAAAGTAGAATTGAAGATGGTACATATATTGAAGTTGAATTACAAGAAAAAGATATGCCTAATAAGATGGATAAAATAGATGTTCAGAATGCGTACGCAAATATGAATGACTGGTTAAGTGAATCAATAGAGACTGATACATATATTAATGGAACAAGAGAAATTATGGAACAAAAACATAAAAAAGAATGTGACTGTTTAATGTTTGATACGGAGCATTATTGTCCTCATAGCGAATAATAAAAATAAATTGAATAAAGGCGGATGGTTAAGTGACGGTAATTACAAAAGACAAAGGACGAAGACAATTACCTTATGATGAGAAAAGGTTAGTTAAGTTTATCGATGATATTATGTTGGAATTTCCTCATTTGGATAGTAGTAAATATAAAGAACGCACAATTAGAATGATTAAAGCAAGCGAGAAGTTTAGAGCTGCTGAAATCACTAACAAACTAATCTTAAACGCTTTGGATTATATTACAAGGGAAACTCCTGATTGGACTTATGTAGCTGCTAGAATATTTCTCAAACAATTATATAAGGAATCATCATATAATCGCTCATATGATCAAGATGAAAAATACGGGAGTCTAATTGGGTTATTGAAACATTTAGGAGAAAAAGGTATTTATTCTGAATCCATACTAAAAAAATATTCAAAAGAGGAAATTAAAGAAGCTGAAGGATACATTGATGCTGAAAAAGATAAGCTATTCAATTACGTTGGTTTAAAAACTCTATATGATAGATATTTAACGAAGGACTATAATAAGCGTACTTTTGAATTACCACAAGAACGTTGGTTAATTATCGCACTAACATTAATGATTAATGAGAAAAAAGAACAACGTATGTCATTAGTAAAAGAAGCTTATTGGGCTTTAAGTAATATTTACATGACAGTCGCAACTCCAACGATGTCCAATTCGGGGAAAAGTTTTGGTCAATTGTCTAGTTGTTTTATCGATACTGTTGACGATAGCCTACAAGGAATCTATGACTCTAATACGGACATTGCCAATTTATCTAAAAATGCCGGTGGAATAGGGGTTTATTTAGGGAAAATTAGAAGTAGAGGTAGTTCAATTAAAGGGTTCAAAGGAATGTCTTCTGGTGTTCTTCCTTGGATGAAACAACTAAATAACACTGCAGTAAGTGTGGATCAACTAGGGCAACGACCTGGTGCAATCAACGTTACTTTGGATGTATGGCACAAAGATATAAATCCATTTTTAGAAGCTAAATTAAATAATGGTGACGAAAGGTTTAAGACGCATGACTTATTTCTAACAGTAAGTATTCCAGATATTTTCATGGAACAAGTTAAAAAACGTGGAGATTGGTATCTGTTTGATCCTCATGAAGTGAAACAAGTAATGGGATGGAGTTTAGAAGATAGTTATGATGAGCAGAAAGGTAATGGTACATTCCGAAAACGATATGAAGAGTGCATTCAAAATAATGATTTAAACAAAGAAAAAGTACCTGCGATTGACATCATGAAAAAGATTATGAAAGGTCAGTTAGAAACAGGAACACCTTTTATGTTCTATCGTGATGAAGTCAATCGTAAAAATCCAAATAAACACAATGGGATGATATATTGTACAAATTTGTGTGTCGAAATTTGTCAAAATCAATCGCCTACGATTATGAAAGAGCAATATATAGAAAATGGAGATATTGTAATTCGTAAAACTCCAGGTGACTTTGTTGTTTGTAATCTATCGTCCATTCATTTAGGAAATGCTGTTCGGGATAATGTCTTAGAGAGATTGCTACCAATACAAATTAGAATGCTTGATAATGTCATTGATTTAAATGATATTCCTGTTTTACAGGCTAAGGTAACCAATCAAAAGTATCGAGCGATTGGATTGGGGACGTTTGATTGGCATCATTTATTGGCTATTAAAGGAATAATGTGGGAATCACAAGAAGCAGTTGGCTATGCTGATAAGTTATATGAGAAAATTAACTATCTTGCAATCAAGGCATCGAATGAATTAGCTCAAGAAAAAGGAGAATATCCTTCATTTAAAGAGTCTGACTGGCATACTGGAGAATACTTTAATATTCGTGACTATGGAAGACAAGATGATACAGATCGTTATATTACTAATAAACAATGGATAGATTTACAGCAAGAAGTACATAAAAACGGAATGAGAAATGGTTATTTATTCGCAGTTGCACCGAATGGTTCCACAAGTGTAATCGGAAATGGTACTGCGACAATTGATCCTATATTCGCTCAATTGTACTTTGAAGAGAAGAAAAGTTATAAATACCCAATAACTGCACCAGATTTAAATAGTGCAACAGTATTCTTCTATAATCAGGCAAATAGAACAAATCAACATTGGAGTATTAAACAAAACGCAGCTCGACAACGACATATTGACCAGTCTCAAAGTTTTAATATTTATGTACATAAGAAAATTAAAGCTAAAGAGTTATTAGACATACATATTGATGCATGGGAAAGTAAGTGTAAAACAACATATTATGTACGTTCTACCTCAGGAGACTATGAAGAATGTGAAAGTTGTGTCTGATAAATACTTAATAGTTTATTATTCGTTAAGCGGAAATACAAAACGTGTAGCTGAAATAATTAATGAGAGTTTAATAGGGGAAGATGTTAAAGTCTTTCCCTTAACTAAGGGTAGCAATTTTGTGAATGTAAATATAGAAATTTTTACACACGTTTTTATTGGCTCGCCTACATATGGAAATGGTAATACACCTAATATAGTTAGAAATTATTTAAGATATTTGTTAAAAGAAAATAATTTCAATTTACCATCCTTCAGTGTGTTTGGATCAGGTGAGTCACAATGGAGACATTACGGTAGAGCAGTTGATGAAATGGAATATCATTTGTCTAAAAAGACAAAAGTGCAAAATAAATTAAAAATTGAACAGTATCCAATGAGTAAATTACAAATAGAAAAAATTGGACATTTTGTAGAGGAGGTAACTAATTGTTACAACTAGAATCAGTATTGGGAAGAGTTCCACTTTTAACTCCAGAAAATCCTAACAAACCGACAGCACTTATAAATGGTAAAACAAGTGGAATTCTAAATTGGAACGAAGTGCGAAATTCTCTTTCGTTTGAGAGATACAAAGAGTTATTGGGGAATTTTTGGACTCCTTTTGAAATCAATCTTGGTGATGATATCAAACAGTATCCTTTTTTTAGTGAGAAAGAGAAGAATATTTTTCGTAAAATAAATGGATTGGTTGCCATTCTAGACTCAGTACAACCTAGATTGATTGCTGCATTAGGTGAATTTATAAGTGATACAGCAATTCAAGCATTACTTTATATTGTGTGTCAACAAGAAGTAATCCATGATCATTCATACGCATATATATTATCTTCAGTTGAAAGTCAAGAAAATCAAAATATTGCTTTTGAAACTGCTAGACAAGAAAAAATTATATATGAAAGAAATAAGTTGATAACAGATGTATATGAAAACATTAGAAAAGATAATGTGACAGTGAAAGATTTCTTAGAAGCTTTAATTGCTTCTATCACTTTAGAAGGTATTAATTTTTACTCTGCTTTTGCTTACTTCTATAACCTTGCACGTAATCAGAAGATGATGAAAACATCGACTATAATTTCATATATTAATAAAGATGAACTACTCCATACAAAAGTAATTACAGAAATACTAAATGAAATTCTAGAAGAACATCCACAGTTACGAGAATATGCTGAATCATTTGCTAAAGAATTTTTCACTAAAGTGGTAGAAAAAGAGATAGAATGGTCAAAATATATTTTAGCGGATGAGGAAGACATTGACTTAGTTGAAATGGAAGAATATATACAATATAGAGCAAATAAATGTTTATCTATGATGAGAATTGAACCTATTTATAATATAGGAGATAATCCTATGCCTTGGATTAGAACTTATGATATCGAGAATTTAGATTTAGGTAAATCAGATTTCTTCGAGCAAAGATCTAGACAGTATGTAAAAATTAATGATGATAATGGATTTGACGAATTGTAGGAGGAAAAACATGACTAAGATTATTAAATTGGAACAACCAAACTGCAAGAACTGCGGGAATGTAGCATTATTTTTAGAGAATAACGGTATCGAATTTGATACTTATGATGTAACAAAACATCCAGATAAAGCTATTAAATATAACATTATGAGCGTACCTGTTACGATTTTAGAAGATAATGAAGGAAATGAATTACAAAGAAGTATTGGTTATAATCCAGCAGAATTAGAAGAGATGATTTCTAAATTATAATAAAAATAAATTACAAACAAAGGGGTAAATCAAACAACAATTAATCGGTCAGTAAAGTTATGGGGATGGCTTTCTGGCTGATTATACAGGAGGATTTACTAATTGATTGAGCAACTATATGAAAAAATAGAAGAATTGATAAACGAAGATAAATCAGTTACTAATGAAAATGGTAATAAAGATAGTAAAGTGTTTAATACGAAACGAGACTTACTTGCAGGAATTGTAGCTAAGAATTACGCATTAGAAAATATACTACCAAAGCATATCGCTGAATCACATATTAAAGGTGAAATACACTTTCATGATTTAGATTATAATCCATTTTTCAATATGTACAACTGTATGTTAATTGACTATGAAGGAATGCTAAAGAATGGATTTACGATAGGTAACGCTGACGTAGAACGTCCTAAATCAATTGCAACAGCTACAGCGTTAATGGCTCAAATAGTCGCAAATGTAAGCAGTAATATTTATGGAGGAACAACATTTAGTAGGGTAGACGAAGTATTAGAACCTTATGCAAAGATTAGTTATTTAAAACATCTTAAAGAAGCTGAAAAATGGATTGAAGATAGAGAAAAGCAAGAAGAATATGCTAAACATATGACTTCAGTTGAAATTCATGATTCCATGCAATCCTTAGAATATGAAATTAATACGCTTTTTAACAGTAACGGTCAATAATAGGCTGTCTATAATAGAAATATTATAGATTATCAAGTGGTGAACTCGTACTTGCGAGGTGTGGAACTCATTTGTTCTGCTAACGGTGAAAGCTAAGTTATATTTAGAGGTGTCTAAATGATTATATATAAAGTTACTAATCTGACTAACAATAAAATTTACATTGGTCAAACCATTAACAGTTTAACGAAGCGTAGAAAACAACACGAAGACTCAGTCAAATATCAGAATACTGGATGCAGAGTATTTACGAATGCTCTTAAAAAGTACGGTATTGAGAACTTTAAATGGGAAATTATTGATACTGCTAATTCTATAGAAGAATTAAATAATAAGGAAACATACTGGATTAATAGATTACATAGTTTTGTAGACCTCGGCAATGGTTATAATCTTACAACTGGTGGAGGGAACACCAAACTATCTAACGAAACTAAACGCATGATTGGAGAAGCTCAAATAGGAGAATTGAATCATATGTTTGGAAAAAAAGGTGAAAATAATCATACTTCAAAACCTGTAATTAATATTTCAGATAACATTGCATACGTAAATGCCACACAATGCTCAGAACTAGAAAATGTATCATTATCTAAAATATGTGCTGTTTGTAGAGGAGATAGAGCTACCGCAAACTATAAAATTTACAGATACCTTGATGATGAAGGAAATATCATTGAACCGATAGTTAAAATGAAACAAAAATCGAAATCTGTTATAAATATTGATACTGGATTACTCTACAAAACGGTACATGAAGCAGAATTGTCTCAAGACAAAAATAGTAATAATTTAGCTACTGCTTTAAGACAAGGAAATGGAGTATGCTATTGGAATGGATCGAGATGGAAATATGCCGACATAAAAGATGAGGTTAATCCCAAAAAGAAAATAAGAAGGGATAGTAAGAAAGTGAAAAATATAACTACTGGAGTAATTTACGATAGTATCGGATTAGCAGCCGAATCAATAAATAAAAACTATAGAAATTTAGCAACTTCGTTGAGAAAAGGGAATGGAAAATGTAAATGGAACAAATATGAATGGGAGATAATCAACTAACTATAATATGCCAATACCGTGCCAAGCTTGGAAGGAAACTTTCTTGAAGGTGTAACGACTAGTCATTGTGACGTAACTTTAAGGTGAAATTCCTTATCGTGAAGTGCCACTCACCTAAATTACTCATTTGTAACATGGTGAAGAGATAGTCTGTCCCTGTGGAAACACAGGAGGTGTACGCAAACACCATTTTTAAGCATAAACTTTGGATTAGGTACATCTTGGTTGTCCAGAGAGATACAAAAAGCGATTCTTGAAATAAGAATCGAAGGGTTAGGTAAGGAACATAAGACAGCAGTTTTTCCAAAGCTTATCTTTACCATTAAGAAAGGAATAAATTTTCATAAAGATGACCCAAATTACGATATTAAACAGTTAGCATTAGAGTGTGCAACTAAGAGAATGTACCCTGATATACTAAACTATGACAAAATAGTGGAAATTACAGGAGATTTCAAACCGTCAATGGGATGCCGCAGCTTCCTTTCTTCATACAAAAATGTAAATGGAGATTACATAACACACGGTAGAATGAATATGGGAGTAACAACGCTAAATCTTCCTAGAATTGCAATTGAATCACAAGGAAACGAAGCTGTATTTTGGGATATTTTAGAAGAAAGATTATCACTCATTTACGAAGCGTTAATGTTCAGAATAAACTCAGTTAATAAAGCAAACTCAAATAATGCTCCTATACTTTATCAATACGGTGCAACTGGACATAGACTTAATCCTAACCAATCAGTTTCGGATATATTTAAAAATAACTATGCAACTGTATCGCTAGGATATATCGGACTCCACGAAGTGGCAACAGTATTTTACGGTAACGATTGGCAAGGCAATAAAGAGGCTAAAGAATTTACTTTAGATATTATGAAGCTACTTAAATCTAAAGTTACTGAATGGAAAGAAGAGACAGGATATGGATTTAGCGTATATGGAACTCCGTCAGAATCTTTAACTGATCGTTTTTGTAGATTAGATAAACAGCAATTTGGTGAAATAAAGGATATTACCGATAAAGGTTATTACACAAATAGTTTTCATTATGATGTACGTAAAAAGATAAACCCTTATGAAAAAATCGACTTTGAAATGGATTATCCTCAATATTCAAATGGTGGTTTTATTCATTATTGTGAATTCCCATCGTTGATTGATAACCCTAAAGCTTTAGAGTCAGTTTGGGATTATACATACGATAAAGTAGGATACTTTGGAACAAATGTGCCTATAGATGAGTGTTATGAATGTGGATATAAAGGAGAATTCGAATCAACGACAGAAGGATTTAAATGTCCCAATTGTTCAAATAACAATCCTAAAACATCTTCAGTAACAAGACGGTTATGTGGGTACTTAGGCAGTGTGATTCAACGTCCTGTTATTGAAGGCAGACGAAAAGAAATTCAAAGCAGAGTGAAACACACATGAAATATGCAGATTATAAAAAATTTGATTCACTGAATGGAATAGGGATGCGACACTCCCTTTTCTGTAGTGGGTGTACGCATCACTGCAAAGGATGTTTTAACGCTATTGCTTGGAACTTTAACTATGGTAAAGAGTTTACTAGAGAATTAGAAAATCAAATAATATCAGATTTAAATGATTCAACTAGAACTATTCAAGGTTTATCACTTTTAGGAGGTGAGCCATTCGATAATGTAGAATCTCTGTTGCCGTTTCTAATTAGAGTTAAAAAGGAATGTCTTAATTCTGATATTTGGTGTTGGAGTGGTTATACGTTTGACGAGTTACTTATTAATAATAAGGAAATGCTTTCACTAATTGACGTATTAGTAGATGGTAAGTTTATATT